GCTCATACCAGTGACGAATCCGATAAACAGGTTTAGCAGCATACCACTAGTCCTGTGTGTGACAGCAACCATGATGCGGCAAACACGCATCGGCTTAGACTATGGCGGCTGCCGTCAGTTTCCTTAAGCATCCGGCCACTCACCTGTTCTCATCATTTCAGCCAGCTCATCGGCACGACCTTTAAGCACCGAAGGCGTCCTGTATGCCAATTTCTATCGCTTCTGCTATCTGGTCATGACGACCTGCCACAAACCATTTTACAACCTCTGCATCGTTATCAATAAACAACGCCTCAGGAATGAACGCAGGGCAGTTGGTTTGTGATACGAACGCATCCGGCTTCGTGCCGGGAGCATCGCCGCCCATCCAGTATCCTTCTTTTGCGCCACGGTCCCGGCTCCCCATATAAGCGCAGATGGATGACGCTATTATCTGCGCCTGCATCTGCCGTGTTTTTGAGTGCGGCACATAAACCACTTCACATCCATGTCCTCCGCCTGCGTTAAAGTGAATATCCAGCGCAAAATCAAAATTGCCGTTATTGATGCATGATATCTTATGGGACAGATGACCAGTGAACACAGACACGTCATGACCACCATTCAACAGCAGCGTACGCAATGCGTTCACAACCTTCCTTGCTTCATCATGCTCATTGAGGCCGTACTTGTGATTTACGGCTCCGCGCGCGTCTTTGTGATGCCCAGGGCATATTGCTATTTTCATATAAACCTCACAGCTAACTGAATAAGCATGGTGATCACGGTGAATGCTGCAGTTGCGTAGGAGAGGATTTTCACCACTCGTTTATCCAGTTCATTGATTGCATCATCACGCTCTTTGAACGACCTTTGGACTTCCCTGTCAATACAGCGCAGCCGCTCGTAGAGCTTATTGAATGAGGCCTCTTCTTTATCCATGTGCTTGATGAATCGCTCAGATAGATTGACCACACACATGTCCAGGTTGTGCGCCTTCTCTTCGAGCCTCACTACACGATTTTCCATATCTTCCACTTTGTATCTCCATTAGTTTCATTTACTTATTCCCTTCACATGTCGTTTTATAGCCACCCGCATCCAACGTATGCGTAACCGATTTGGCGTGATATGCACCATTTGCGCCGTCGCGGAAGCCTGACAACACCAGCGGCGTGCCGGAGGCGATCAGGGCGTTGCCTGGCATGGTCAGATACAGCGTGGTTGTGCCGCGATTAAGCGATGCAAGGCGCGCTTCGGCTGCGGCGCGGGCGGCTTGTTCGTCTGCAAATGTACCGGGTACGCTGGTGACAGGTACACCGGACACTTTACCGGCACGGACGGGGATGCGTTTGGCTGTGGCGTGATCGTGATAGTGAGCGATGGCTGCCAGATATTTGCCGCGATCCGCCAGTGTAGCGCGCCAGTTTGTGACCTGTTTCGGCGTGATGGCGATACTATCGAGCACGCGGCCAGTGACGCTGACCGGCGTGCCTTTCTCGACAAACAGGAGGTAATCACGCACCGGCTTGCAGACTGCGCCGTATTCTTTTGCCAGACGGGTCAGGAAGTTAAGGTCGGACTCTTCGCGCTGATCCAGATGTGTGACAGGTGCACCGATGGCGGGAGGGCTACCGGTGGCGTATTTATCGGCGATACGGGGCTGATATCCGTGTTCGCTGGCGATGGTTTTGCATATATCCGCAATAGCTATGTTGTCCCATGCCCGCGTCTTGTTGCTGCGCAGTGTATCGGCCTTGCCACCCTTTGTTTTTCTGGATGACATATTGGCGGCTTTTGCGCTGATGGCCAGCGTATCGGGCGGGCCGGATAGATCGGTTTCATCCACCGTCCATTTCCCCATATCAATTAGCCCACTCTCTTTGTAGCCGAGGCTGACCGATAGCTCCGCGCCAGTACGTGGCAGGGATATAGCGTGATCACGATCATCCAACGTGATCTTAAGGCTATCCGATGTGTTGCCGGATTGATCGGTGATGGTGAGCCGAACCAGGCGATCACGGATCAGCGCAGTCAGATCATTGCCGTCGGCGGATATAGAAAAATCAGGTGTGAATGCGCGCATCAGTCCCATAGCCTCACCGCTTTTGACGGCGTGGCAGGCGTGGCCAGCGGCGGCAGATCGATAATGATACCGGAGGGCAATACCGAGCCCTGCCCCGCAAGGCCAGGGTTGGCCTTGAGCACATCCACAGCCGCGCTTTCGCGGCCATAGAATTTATAGCATATGGCATCGACCATGTCGCCTTGTTTTGTGCGGTATTTGGTCATGAGATTAAAACCTTTTTTACCACAGAGTACACAGAGAGCACAGAGGAAAAACAGAGAGGGAAAATCATGACTTGTCTGCTCCATAGAATTGCAGTGACATGCGGAATTCAATCTTGCGCGGGCTGCCACCGGCGGCGAATATAGTCCCTGTCTCTTCGATTCGTTTGATGACCCAGTCGCCATGAACCTCGCCGACCCTTCCTTTGGCTGAAATCAGCCTCAGCGGCTTGCCATCGGCTGCCACCTTGCGCATTTCGTCCACCTGATCTTTGCCTGTGTTAAATTCAGCCGGGTAGATCACGCCGGACAGTTCAATCGTTTCGCGCCCCTTGCCGGTGAATTGCATGGCCGGATCGCGGGCGATGCGCTGCTGTTCGCTCCAGCGATATTCGGAGACGCGGCGCAGCTCCTGATAGGCCGCCGTATTGGCCGCGAACTTGAACCGCCCAATGGCCATCATTACTTCATTGCTAATAGCCATAATTCTCAATTCTCAATTCACAATTATTCATTGCCTTTATCCACCCTGGTAATCGAACAACGCGCCACGCGTGCGGGCGGCGTGTTCACGCTCTTTTTCGGCCATTGCATCCGATACAGCCGCCTTCACAGCCTGCGGATCGCCGCCATCCACGTTGACATGCATCACATAGCTGGCGCGATTATCCTGATGCACCACGGTGCTTTTAGGTGCAGGTGCAGCAGATGCCGCCATGATGTTTTGCAGCGCTGCGGGTGTGGACGGCTGGATCAGAGGCTTGGGTTGGGCTGCTTGCGCTTGAGCAAGATGCTGCGTGACTGGTTGGATCAGCGGCTTGGGTTGTGCTGATTGCGCTTGAGCAAGCTGCTGCGTCACAGGCTGAATCAGTGGCTTGGGTTGGGCAAATGCGGGAGAAGCAACCGCCATTGTTGCCGCCAATGCGGCTGGGGCGGCTTTTGCAAATACAGGCTTTTTGATGGCATCTATTTTGGTTTTAACGTGGTGTGTGACACTGGCCTTTTTATCACTGCCAAAAATAGCGTTCCATGTATCGCCGACCAAGCTGAATTTATCGGTCAGCCAGTCCAGTTTCTTGCCGAACCATTTGGTGACGGAATCCCAGTTTTTATAGAGCAGCACTGCGCCACCGGCGAGAGCTGCTACACCGGTAATCACCAGACCTATCGGGTTGGCGTTCATTGCCACATTCCATGCCCACTGCGCCGCTGTTATTAAGCCTATTTTTACAGCACTGGCAGCATACATTGTCCCTGCCCAAATCGCACCCGATACGGTTTTAACAAGATTGGCATAATTCGTTACCATCGCAGTATTCCATGCCCACTGCGCCGCTGTTACCGCGCCTAATGCAGTGGCATACACGCCGAAACCAATGGCAATACCTCCGATGATTTCGCCGATCACAGGGAACTTTTGAATACCTTTGATAACCCATCCAATCATCGTGCCGAACGCATGTAGCACAGGCTTGATGGCCGGTAGCAAAGTCCCGCCCATGACATTTCCAAGAATAGACACATTCTGTGTTAGCATTGTCCACTGACCTGATGCGCTATCTGTAAATGATTTATAATCTGATGTGAGCTTATCGTTTTTGGAGGCAACCACACTGTAGCCGGATTTCAGGGCATCAAAATTATTCAGCAATGCGCCCGCAGCCTTGCCCGCTTGTATACCTAGCTTCTGTTGTAAAAACGCCAGTTGCGCCGTGCTGTCGCCAACGCCTGCCATGCGCTCTTTGAGTGATCCCATTGTAGCAATAAAATCAACCTGACCAGATGCCGTATGCTGTATGGTTATGCCAAGTTTGTCGCTTTTGATTGCCAATTGAGAGAGCAGGTCTGTAAAGCCGGTTCCCGCCTGTGTGCCTTTTAATCCAGCACTGTTGAGCTGCCCGATAGCCGCAGCCATCTGAGTAAATGGCACATGAGCAATAGCCGCTGCCGCCGATGCCTCTTTGATGCCTTCGCCCAACTGTCCAAAATTCTTAATTGAGAATTTTTCCTGTGTTTTAAGCAACACGTTGCCGATGCGCTGTAGCTTATCATCCACGGTGCCAGAGAGTGATTTTGAAAAGTTATTGAATGTATCGCCCACAATTACGCCGACTTCTTCAGCATTACCATTGGTCACGGTGGCCAGCTTCGATACAATTTCGGAACCGGCGCGTGCTGCTGATGCGCTTAATCCAGCCGAGTTCAGCGAGTATTCGATATCCAGTATCTGGCCTTCGGTCGCCAATGAATTCTGTGCAAACTTGATGGCATGGCCGACTGATTGTTTAATAGATGCACCAACATTCTTGGTGTTGACTACCGTTCGAAGCCTGATGGTTTTGCGTTCTATATCGAGCGACTTACCTATGACTCTGCCCGCACCGTACACAGCGCCAAGCGCGCCAATAGCCCGGCCTTTCAGTGCTCCGAGACGTGACTTCGCCGCCTGCGCCTTATTGAGCCGCTCCATCTTGCGTCGAGTCCCATCCATGTTCCTGCCGAGCATCTTCTCAGCTTGTCCGAGCTTCCGGGTTTCAATCCCGGCACTGCGCAGCCCGGAACGTAGCTTCTGCAATTTTGCCGACTGATCTCCAAACGATGCTTTGAGCTGTGCGGATTTTCGCTTGGCCTGCTCGAAGTCACGGATAAGTGTCTTTGATGGATGATTCGTTGCCTTGATTTCTTTCGCCAGTGCAGTTGTTTTGGCCTGCGCCGCCTGCATGGCCGCCGCCGTTGCGCCAATCGACTTTTTAAGTGCCCTGAATTGTGCAATCTCCGCCTTTTGATCGCCAGTTTTTTTCAGTGCATCACCAAGTTTTTTTACCTTTAGCTCAGCCGTATTGAAAGATTTATTAAACGATGCCGCAAGCACGGTTCCGAGCGTAATGCTGACTGCTAGCGATTTTCCAATCATGCTCTATACTCCCCTATATGAGTGCGACGTTTCTAAATAAAGTCATGGACTGGGACTGGCATCCACAACTGCTGGGTCTGCTTATTTTCATCGGCCTGCTGTGCCTCATGCTGCCGGATTCACCGTGGTGGGCTGCTATCATTGCTGCGTCCATCGTTGCCATGCCTCTGATGCTCATATTGCTGATCCCGTATATGGTTATTATTACGGCTTTGGCTCTGTCTCTTTCGCTGCTTCAAGCCATTGCATCATCTCTTCGCCGTTCAGCTCCAACAACTCATTCATCCCCCATCCGGTAACGCGGGCAAGCGCAACACACGCCGCCCGCGCATCAGATGGATTCAGGACAAAAAACCGGAGTATGTCTTCTGTAGCTGGCCATAGTCCGCACCATCCAGTTCGAGGATGGCATCGCGGCTGACTTCGCAGAGGTTGGCAAACATTGCCACCTCTTTTTCAGCCTCGCTGCCGCCTGTCTTGTCCGCTGCCAGCATATCGCGCACTTTCGGGCGGCGCAGATTAAGGCTGGTGATTTTCTCACCAGCCACATCAATGGGATATTTCAGTTTGATGGATTCGCTCATCAGTCGATACCCAGATTAACACGGGTCAGGGCGAGCTGATCGACGCCGTTGATGATGCGTTTCATGCCTGCCGGGTCGATTTCATAGATCACTACACCATTGTGAGTGAGCTTGTAGTAGGCCAGCGCCACAGCCACTTTAAGCGTGGCATCTTCGCCAGGCTTCCATGTGCCCATATCCACTTCGCGCAGCATGCCGCGCAGGTTGACCACGATCGGCTGCTCGATACCATTTTCCTGATTGAGCAGCGTGCCACGCATGGTTAGCGATTTGCTGTTGCCCGGAGCCAGACCAAATAATTTCAGCACTTCCGGATCGTAACCGTTCAGCGTGAAGGTGGTTTCCAGTTTTTCCATGCCCATTTCGACTTCAACAGGGGCATCCATGCCACCGGCACGGTATTCGCTGGTTTTCATGGTCAGCTTGGGCAATTCGATTTCTGTCACCTTGCCCGCGAAACCGCGCCCGTCCACAAACAGGTTCAGGTTTTTTAATATGTTTTCAATGGCCATTATTTTGCTCCTTTATGCGGGGCGGGCACGGAGGCACCGCCCCTACGTGTTGTCGTGATCTCTTCAAGCGTGCCGTCCGCCAGCAGAAACTGGGCGGCGCGCTCATGCAGGGCGATGGTGTCGCCCACGTTTAGATGGGCGTTGTTGATATGCGCCGGGCGCAATGCTTTGTATGTTTTCACGTGGCATCTCCTTTATTTCTTCGGCAGTAATTCAATCAGGTACTTATTGGTAATGGTGGCCTGGAAGCCGAGCTGCTCCAGAGGCGGCACCGGCGTGTAGTCGTAATCAATCCACAACTGACCCGCGCTCATGGTGACCGTGGTGTTCAGATCGGGATCAAGCCAGGCATTGGCATCAACAATATAACCCAGCGCTTTGAGTTCGCGGAATTTTGCGTTGACCCCCTCCACAATCTCATCGAACAGCACCCGGCTCATCGGTTTATCCATCGCCCACAAGTGAGCCTCGGCAATGGAATCGGCCAGTACGTCACCGGTGCGGACAGCGGATTCAAACGCGAACACCGGATCGGCGGATGGCGTGCGACTACCCCAGAAACGATACCCATCCTGTTGGATAATGGTGGTTATTTCGGTGGAGTTGAGCAGGTTGGCTTGTGAGTTGGCATTTTGCAGGCCCCAGCTTACCGGCTTGGTCATGCCAGACACGCCATTGACCGGGATATTCGAGATCGTCTTATGCCATCCCACATCATTATCCAGCTTGGCGCGCATGCCCAGAGCACGGGCCGAAGCAGGCTGGGTGACGAGGCTGTTGGTTGTCGTGTCCCAGACTTCAAATCCCGGCCACAACAGCATGGATCGCTTGTTACCATAGGCCACGCGGTCGGTCAGGGCTGTTGGCACATTTGCGCTGGCCAGATCGTAGTAGGCAAATGCACGTAGATCAGCAGTCAGCGAATCCATTGCAGCAGCTATCGGCTGATACGATGTCCACCCCGGTGCACCAAGGATGCGAGGTTGTACGCCCAGCTTCGCCTGGGCCGTAAGCAGGGCCTGCATGCCGGTGGAGATACCAGCGGCGGTCACTGTGCCGATGATGTTGCTCTGCGTTGCCGCAGCGGACGCGCCGGCGGCCACGCGCACCACTACCATGATCGGCGCAATCTGATCAAATATGGCATCCATACTCATCGGCAGCGTGCCCCGGCCATTGCCTGCCACGTCTAATTTTGCAGCCAGTGCGCGGTCACCAGCCACCAGTACCGGGGTGTCGAGTGGAAATGCCGCAGCATCCGCGTCAGGGGCAGTACCGACAATGCCGATGATGCCTGTATTGATAGTGCGAATCGCGCGCACCGCGTTGGTTCTTTCTACGACGCGGACGCCGTGTAAGTATGCTGGCATATTATGCCTCCTTTTTTATTCCGAATTCGTGCTGATAACTTCTTCGGCAATGGTCTGCGCCGAAAAACAGATTGATGAGGCGTTCAAATGCGACTGCATAATGATTGCCACGGCTGGCCAGCCAGTATGTGCGGCTGGAGACCATCAGGGCAAAGGCGTGCATATTACAACCCCAGCTTTGCCTTTTCTGCGCGGCCCCATGCTCTGGCCGATTCAACCGCAACCTGATAATCGGTTACGGCTTGCAATTCGGCAGCGCTAGGTGTGTATGTTTTTTGCAATGCCCCGATTGAAACGCGCGCCAATTTCAGTTCATCATCGAGTGAATATTGTGCTCGAATCTTCTCGCATACACGATCATTGATAAGCTTAACATGTGGAGACAGAGCTTTGATTTCTGCGATCTGAGCTGTCGTCAGCGTGACTGTTTTGACCGATTTGGCGATTTCCTTAGGCTGCGCAGGCAGCGTCGCGGATACGGGCATGGATACATATGCCAAACCATCCGCCAACGTGGCCAGTTCGGTTCCGATCATCTGCCCCGATTTATCAACAGGCAGAACAAGCGTTCGCGTGATTAATTTGTCCGTATATTTTTTGTATGCAATGATTTTCATTTATCATCTCCTTGATTTATTGTGTAGTGTTACGCATCTAAACGATACGCAACTAGGGGTTTAATATGGCGCAAGATCTTAAAGGTATGAAGTTTGGCAGGTTGACTGCCATCTCCCGTGCAGAAAACACTAAACAAAACAGGGCACAATGGTTGTGCGTATGCGATTGTGGCAATAAGAAAATTGCGCAAGCGGCATATCTCAAAAAAGGAACCACCCGATCTTGCGGGTGCCTTGCTAACGAACAGAGAAAGAAGGCCGCGCAATCCCAATGCCATCCGTACAGTCGAACAGAGAGATATAGGGAGCGTAAGTCTTGGGAGAATATGATCGCTAGATGCTACAATCCTAAATCCCCAGATTTTAAGCGATACGGGGGGCGTGGCATCACTGTTTGCGATAGGTGGCGCGAATCGTTTGAAGCTTTTGTTGTTGATATGGGCGCGAGACCAGACAACGCCACAATTGATCGCGTTGACAACAACGGCAATTACACACTGGAAAATTGTCGCTGGGCTACGCGCGTAGCCCAAGTAAACAACCGGAGAGATAATAGAATTATAGCCCTGAACGGAATCGAGAGAACCGTTGCTCAGTGGTCTGAGCAGACAAGTCTTAGCCATACTTGTATTACCCATCGTTTAAACAGCGGTTGGAGTGCGGAAAAAGCATTAACAACACCAATTAAAGGTATCTAGCCGCGCGAAAGCCCACAGCGGCGCTCGAGAAGGCTCGCACAACGCTGATATTCAACGCCCACACCCCGGCGGGGCCGCCATTGTCCCAGGCGCCGCCCGAGAGCGGGCACATTTCATTCGGTTTGTAGTCCCATAAATAATCATTGCCGAATGCATTTGCGCCGCCGGTAACAAGCGGGATACCTGCGCCTGCAGCATTCCATGCGTTACCGCTTGTTGCGTCCGATAACGCTTGCGATGTCGGACTACCTAGCGGCACAGCGCGATTTGCGCCTGTTGCCCACAGCGCTGCATACGCGGCGCCTAATGGCGTGTAGTTTGCGGCCAGCCCAGTTGCGCCCCATAGATCTGTAGCAAGGGCATTGCCTCCGGTCAGATCGCGCATACGTGCTGATGTGTTTAATATATAGTAGTTCGCCCCATCGGATGTGATGCCCGGATTAATTTCCCACATATTGCCGTTGAGATCACACACCCCGCAGTTCTGACCGTTGTGAGTTGTGCGCGCGAACAGGTTTGCTGACCCGGTTTTGCCGGCGTTCGGGTATGTTGCATTGCCGTCTGACACATATGTTATCGCTGCATCATTCGTATCTCCAAGCGCGTTATTATTGTTGCCCTTGGGGTAGTTTGTGACGCCTGCAGCATCATACCAGGCGCACCATGTTGCAGCTGTTGCGGCCTGGCCATGCGCCAGCGACAACATGGCCAATGCGGAAAAGATGAACCGCGTATTGCAGAAAAAGTTCACGCCGCGCGATTTCGGAGCAAGGATTGCGCCGCCGTAATTATTTGACGGCACATTATTCAGCGCGGAGATGGGATTGTGCGCAGCGTTGGTTGATAGCGGATTGCCGTTCTTGATCGATGATGCAATGCCACCGTTGTTGCTGCACTGATATTTATCCACAAACACGCCCGATTGAACTGCGCCGCCATCGTAAAATGCGCGGTGTAGCGCATAGCCTGCTGCATTCGCGGCGGCTACCGTGCTGTATGGCCCGCCGATAAACGGCACAATATCCACGATGTTGACTGCCAGGCCGTTCGCGCCAGTACCGAATTTGTAATAAAATGCAGGTATCCACACCTCGACAGAGCCATCAGAATATTGATAGTTGCCGTAGTTATCATGCGCAACGTCCCGTGTACCCGGCATTTCCGCCATGCCCGCAGGCAAGGGGCCGGGGCAAATACCCACGCCGAAACCCTGCTGTCCGGGCGTTGCCGGAGATACCACCGGAGCTTTGCCGATCATCTTGCGAACTTCATTCGTTAATGTATTGGATGCCGTCACCAGCTCTGTAATTGTTGTCTCTAATGGCATGTTATAATCCTCCGGATTTTAATCTTGACTCGAGTTGAATTTGTGTGTGCATTGTTGTTAGATGGGCGATAGCCATCTGCGCCAGCTCATCGGCGTAATACAAGCTCAGGTTCTGGCCGGTGCCCTGCACCGTGATGCTGCCCGCCGGGATAGCGGCAATGGACAGATCAAACGCCAGCAGCAGATCAACATTGACCGCTTTGTATGCCAGCGTTTGCGCCGGATCGCTCCAGACTGCAAACAGCGTTCCGTCAGCCAGGTAAAAGCCGACTTCCTTCACCCAGAACTGGAGTGCACCACTTGCCAGTGCAGTCAAATGGATTTGTGTAGCTGTGACTGGCGCGCCGTCCGCAATCGGAATACGCACCACCTCGTGCTGTAGGCTCACCTGGCTGGCTGTGGGGGCATATCCATTATCTCCCAAAGCGATATGTGTGATCTCAGCTGCAATGCCAGTGCTGTTGGCATTAAATGCAGCTTGCAATCCGGCATCGGTAATCACAGGTGTTAATGTTGAGCTCGGCATATCAGATCGCCTCCATAGGGTGTCTTGCTACTGTTGCAATGGATGCAGTAACAGCGGAAACAATGCCGCTCATTGTCACCAGCGGCGGGCGCGTGGTGATTGCGGATCGGCGCGTTATGCCTGCGCCGCTCATCGTTGCGCCAACAGCAACGCCATCGGTGAAGCGTGCGCCCACGCGAAAGGTGAAGTGACTACGCACCGGCTTGGTTTCATTGACTGCTGCTATCAGCGTGTCATACAGCGATTGACCCAGAATCGGCGCACCTGCCGTAACAATATTGGCGTTGGCCCATGCCGTGAGATCGAATGTGTGAGGTGCGCCGCCATGCTGATACCACTCTGTCATCGTGATGGCCGCTCCCAACGCATCGAGCGCCTGGCGAACTGATGCGGCTGTGCCCATCTTGTTGTGAACCTGCTGGCTCGCCCTGATCGCTGCGCGCTGCACGGCCTCCGGCCAGTCGGATTGCCATTGCTCCACATCCAGTGCCCACGCCAGCCAGGGCAACAGGGGCATAGGGCATGCGTCGGGGTTCCACAGTTCGCGAATCGGCACGGGCAACCGCTCAATCGTTGCGGTTGCCGATTGCTCGATATTGTGCTCAAGATCGGTCGAGTTTGGTGGCAGGATGCTGATCATAGAGGCAATTCCGAATGATGAATTGAGAATAGTGAAAAGGAGCCACTTTCTAAATTCTTAATTCTTGATTCACTATTCATACCGCGCTCCCTGAAACCGTCACATTGATTGCCGTGGCATGACTGGCGTGCAGATCATCCACCACCAGATCGGCTGCAGGCGCGGTCAGGGTGACATTCTGCACGCCGGTGACGGCTGCAGCGGCAATCAGACCGGCGCGGGTGATATCATGCCCGAGCGCATGGTGGACGGCGCAATAATCTGTCACGACCTGCAATGCATTGGCCTGCACGGTGACCGGATCGGGGCCGGGATAGAGCGTCAGGGCTGCAGCCACGCTGTAGTTGGTGATCATGGCGGCCTGCACAATCACATGATCGGTCAGCGGGCGCACATCATCGGCGTTGCAGACTGCTATCACCGCATCCAGTACGGATTGCATTGGCACGCCTGCGCCGGTACGCGACAGTACGGCAATCACCACATCGCCCGGATTCGGGCTGGTGACGCTCACATCCAGCACGTCCGGGTCGGCGGAGAGAGCATAGAATCGATACTGATTCACCGGCCCGGCAGTCGTGTGGGAGTAGAGACTTAAACGAATGCGCTCGCGGTAGCCTGTGTCTGTTTCCATGACTGCAGGAACAGGCGGTGTTTTCGTGTTGTCGGCAGGGGTAATGGTCAGGCGCGCCACACCATAGTTCGCGCCGATCTGATCCAGATCGGAGCCGGATGCATAGGCCAGCATCACCGCATGCGCTCCGTCATTCACACGCTGGCGTACAATCAATTCACGCATGGCGCACACTTCCAGCAATTTACTGATTGGGTCGGATTCCAGCGATGATGCCGTCAGCGTGGCGTCGCGCGCCAGCAGATCGGCCTGCATGCCAGCCAGAATCGTCTCAAAATTGAGCGTCTCGATCACCGCCGGTGCGGGAATCTGCGCGAAATCAATCTGCGCGAGGCTCATGAGAAAACCAATTGAGAATGTAGAATTGAGAATGTAGAATTCAATTCACTATTCGTCATTCGTAATTCATTATTCATATAATGATCCCGTCCAGCGCAACCGGTTTCCCGTTTGGCGCGTAGATGCCAGCAACGCCAATGCTGAACTTCCCATCGGATGAGGCGCGATCCACGCTCACTTTCGAGAGTTGAAGGCGCGGCTCCCACTTTTTCAATGCTTCAGCCGTGGCAATGATCACATCCATCACACCGCCCCGATTCATCGGTGCATCGGTCAATTGAAATAAGCGTGAACCATAATCACGCCGCATCACACGGCTGCCCAGCGGCGTGCCGAGAATACCAGCAATCGACTGGCGCAGATGGCCAAGGCCGGAAAGCGACGCGCCTGTGGCGTTATTGATGCCGATCATGCGCTTTGGTTGGGCTGGCGATACATCGCCATCACATAGTTTTCAGACAATGCCATGAGCGCGGCAGCCTCACCAATCTCATGATCGAGGCAGCACAACTGATAAATATTTTTCAGTGCTTCAATGGCTTCAATGGGGTTGCTGTAACGATGATTTCCATGCGCATCAATCAGCGTGTCGTGCAGGCGATTACTTGCCTTGCTAAATCTGCTGCTCATAATGAAGGCCTCCGGAGGTGTTGCTATGTTTTCTGTTCGTCACGAGTGCCCGCACTGTGCCAATCAGGTTGACTTTCATGTTGGCCACATTGCGCAATACAACATCCGCAACCCGCACGAGGCCGTCCCGGCTATCAGTGTCACGCAGTGCGAACCGGGAGAACTCACGGATGCTTACGGCACAGCCGCCTGTCCCTTGTGCCACGCCCCCGTCATGATTCTGTTTCAGGCTGCATGGCAAGACATCGGCGAGATCATCAAGTGCGGCAATGATCGCAACCGGCTGTTTCGTAAAACGCCGCCGACAATCACCGGTATTTATCCGGAAAAGAAACAGGCTCGCATGCATGCCAGCTACCCGGCAGAGATTCAGGAACTGTTTAAGCTGGTTCAGGAAATGTTGCATCGCGACGAACTGCCTGCTGCGATTGTCAGTATGTGCGGTAGTGTGCTTGAAGTGTCGTTGAAGGAGCTGGGGGCAAAAGGCAAACGCTTTGTCGATATGATTGATGACTGCCATCATCAAGGTATGATCACATCGCCAATCAGAGATTGGTTTCACCACTTGCGTCTTGAGCGCAACCAGGCAACGCATGAAATCAAAGCATCCCGCAAACAAGCGGAGGAAATCGTTGCCTTCCTTATATTTTTTCTGGAGATGGCATTTGTGATCCCGGATGAAATCATGGAGAAACAAAAACAATAATCCGATCATTGCGGCGCACCTGTGTTTGACCCACCCGGCTGGATGCCACCATGTACATGGTGATCCAGGCTAATGCCTGCTGCGATCATATCGCCGGTGGATGTGATTTTTCCAGCTACAGCAATATCGCCAGTGATGCTGACACCGCCATCCGAGACCAGCACGGTGGTTGCACCTGCTGGCAACGTGGCGGAGAGATGATGTGCGGCACGATCATAAGATATGACTGCGCCGTCTTGATAGGCTCTGGCGGTGGTGTCGGGCGTGTTACCATTGGCCGGATGTGCATCCTGATAGATGGCAGGCACCACAATGCCGTTACCAATCTCACCGCTGGGCGAGAGCACCAACACCTGCTCGCCGATCTCCGGCGCATCCCAGCTCACATCATTGCCCGCCCGATGCGTCAGCCACGGCAGCCAGCCGGTAACCAGATCGCCAATCGCAACCTTTATGCGCGCCGTGGCATAGTTGGCATCAGCCACCGTACCCAGCAGTGCAATATTATGCATCTGCCGTTCGATGCGCTCGATGCGTTGCAGTAGTTCGAGCATCAAGACGCCTTCATATCTGCGCGGGCTATCGCAACAGATTCAGATGTTGCCGCCATGTCGAGCCCTGCCTTAAAATTCATCTCATTCACAATGCGCATCAGGGCTGTGTAATATGGTTCGTTGCCGATGCCAATGTCCGGCGCAACGCCGATGCGGACATCGGTAATAGGTCCATAATTATTTACTGGAGCGGCTCCGATCCTGATATCCTGATCCCATGTGACCGACCAGAGCGAAAAGCCCGCATCATCCGCCGATGCGTTTGTCATGCCCTGCATCTGCACCAGTGCTGCCAGGCCAACCATAGGCAGCCCAAAATTATTGTTGTGGATAAGTAACGAAACCGATTCCACCAGATCAATGCACGCGCCTTCGCGCTGATCGCGGCTGCGATTATTCTGCGCCAGCACATACGCGGCAAATCGGCACTGCATATCCATCTGGCCTTCAATGCCGGGGTCAGATACTGGTTTACAGCCAAGGATGGTAATCAGCACAGCAGGCGCATGAATCGCCACGCGGCTGCCCGGCTGCCCGGAGAATTGACCGCCGTATATTTCGCATTGCGCCAGTGTTGGTATAGCTGCCTTAATTGCATCCACCGCCGCCTGCTGTAGCCCTGTCAGTGTCACCAGGCCACCCCGCCAAAGCGTGGCACCTGATATTGCTCATGTGGCAGCTTCAATGATGCGGATTGAGGAATCCCCGCTTGTGGCGTTGTTGATACTGGCAATGTTCCGTAATCGTCGACCACACCGCGCGACGCCAATTTAAGCCATGAGATGGCATCATCATAGCGCTCGCGCACTTCATCCGTTGCTTTGTTGGCATATAGAAAAAACCGCGCAATAGCAGCCGTATGGCGAACCAGTGCGCGGCTTGCAGTTTCGGGAGCAGTGGGCAGATATGAGACTGCCTCGCTGGTTGCGTCATCGAGTGCTGTTTGTAAAACAGCATCGTCAACCACACCGGTATTCGCCCGATCTGTTATTTGCGTGACTTCCGCTTCGCCAAACATGGCAAGCATGTCCGCCTTGTTGGCGTAGCTCACGGCTTACTCCGCATCTTTGTCCGCGTCTTTCTTCACGTCTTCGGCCACACCGGCAGCAATCAGAATCTTTTCAATTTTGGCGTTTTTTACAATCTCGCCAGATTCATAGACTTTGTCACCGTGCGTGCAGTGTTGTGTGAGTTTTACAGCCATAACAGCCTCCGTTATTTTTTTGAAAAAAAGGGGCGACGATTACCGCCCCCGTGTGATTACAGTGCTGCGATACTTATCACGGATTCAATCCGGTGCAGAACTGGCAGCGGTGCAGACTGAGCCATCAGCCAGCGGACAGATGGATCTTCCTCTTCCCACGATTTGACGAAATATGGGACAGCCCAGTTCGAGCCAGCCTTCAAATCCTGAATCGCGCCATAGTGACGCATACCATCAGTCTTGCGGCTGCCGAATATCACGCGATTAGGCGCAATCAGCGGCTGTTCAACGCCGTTAGCATCTTCCGCCCACTCGTTGTACTCATAGAAATCAATGCCCTGCAAGCGGCCCAGATAAGTTGCGCCCGTGCCCAGTGCGTCAGGCTTGATCTGTCCGACTTCCAACGGTGCCAGAGAAAGCGCAGTCGATTTAGACTCCAGGTACACAATCAGCGCATCAGCTGCGGCTGATCCCAAAACGCATACGTTGGCAGGAGTGCCGCTGGTCTGTGCAATAGTGCGGGCATAACCGCGCAGCTGGGTCAGAATATCAACGCCTGCTGCATCCCATGCGTTAGCGGTTGCTGTATTGATCACTTGATGTGATGCGGGGCGAAGGAAATTCACGACCTGATCCACGCCTTCACCAATGACCGTCACTCTGCCAAGGCTTAATGCTTCAGCAGCCATGGCCTCTTCGCGACGATCCACCAGGTCACGCAATGTAACAAGGTCTTTTGCCAGAATAGCGCGTCCGCGCTGCGCAGGTGTGCTCTGGTAAACAGTCTGGCCAGGCGCGCGCTGAGTCAGCAGTTGGCCAGCCTCTGTGGCGATCTTAGGCTTCAGATACGGCATGGTGATCGTGTGCTGCACTGCGCCCTGTCGATCGACGGGAACGCCCTGCGCCATCGGAGACACGAACGGAGCCAGCCGGCGGCGTCCTTTGATGATATCAACTTCAATCGAGCGCGTATCATGCGTTTTTATTTTGCCGAAAAACGTATCGAGCAGGAATGAGGATTTAGGTTTAATCTGGTTCAGCACACCCATCATGGTGCGCGGTTCAAAAACTGATAATGACATCGGTTATCTCCTTATGCGACTGAATGTTTGACGTAGATATTCAATGCACGGAGTGCATCTTTATGGTTGGCGGCGACATAGCCAATCAGGCCGGAATCCTTGAATGTGCCTGATACGTATGCGGTGGCGGCTGATGCCGTTACGGCATTGATATCCTCGGCCAGTACGGCATACACATTTTGTGAACCGTCTGCAGCCGCACCGTTCAGCGCGACAACGTCACCGGTTGCAGTGATGCGACCCAGCAACTGGCCACGGTTCAGGTTCTGACCAGCGGCAACGGTGACGGAATCGGTGTTGAAATCGTCGCTTGCAAGGATGGAATCATTCTTAAATGCGACTTCTGTTATCCCAGTAGTAATAGGCATGATTTATACTCCCTGTGCTTCGTATGCAGAGACGATCTCTGATACGGGATCGTTATCTGCACCAGATGACGCGGTGTTGTGTTCGCTGAACAGGTGCGCTGGCGCGGCAGGCTTTGCTTTTGCCAAAATGTCAGAGACAGCGGAAAACTGTTCTGCATTCATGGTTAGCATGGCTTCTTTCTGGCCTTTGGCTGCTTCAATGCCGGTGTCAGAAAATAGCTTTTCGATTGCGGTTTCACGCACTGCCTTTTCGGCTGCTGCCTTTTCCGCCTGCAGCGCAGCAAACTGCTGCTGTATTTCTGCATTTTTGGCTTCGGAAGCTGCAAACTGCTGTTTCAGCGCCTCGTTCTCGGCTGTCAGTGCAGCCGCTTCTTCTTTGGTCATAGCGTGACCCTCCTGTGATTCGGGCGACTGCCCTTTCTGGAACTCGTGATATGAAAATGAATAGATATGGGCGGAGGTATTCGCGTCCACGCCTGTCGGGGTGAAACTGATCTCGCGTAGCGTGCTGTTTTTGAATACCACGCCGCCTTTCTCGAACTTGCGGCCATTGACTTCATAGCCCGCCTCGACTTCTGCAATCTCGTCCGGCTCGATATGAACGCTCATCTGCCAGGGGAAGCCCTCGCTCGCGTCATTGACAACGCGCTCGCCGTCATGGTTCGATAACAATTTACCGGCAACCGCAATGCCGTTGTCATCAATGGTTACGGATTCAGAAAACCCTGCATTTCTGTCGCGATCATGGCCGACCAGCATCGGCAGCGTTTTCGGAGCAGTGATTGTGGACAGGTCAAACGCCACATGACCCCAAAACGGATGGTTCAGAATATCGCCCGTGTAGGCGTTGCCGGAGAATGTATGCTGATCCCCCTCTTTACCGGCCAGCGAAACCGGCGCAGCAAAGCGATAAGCGGCTTGAGGTATTTCCTTTTTCCGTGTCATGGCTCGGCATGGTCGCGCCTTCTGTGTGATGCGGAACCGGACTTGTGTCCGCACCTTGACGCACAAAAAAAAGCCACCGGTTAGGGTGGCTTTGAATGTTTGGCGGGGTGAATTAGTGGATGCGCTGGTTGATCCTGCTTTGACTATTCCAGCTATGCGGCCTATAACTTTTCACTTTTTCTCCAACGCTGGCGCATAGCATCTTTGGATTCCGTAATAACATCATCACCGCCGTTTAAAAAGGCAGCGTAACTCAAATCCTTCATCCGCTCTGATTCAGGCAGAGCCCACCACGCTTCGGCAGCCTTCTTTGTTTTTTCATTCATCGTTCAACCATCCTAACTCAGTCATATAACTGTCCATAGATTCTGCAATATCTGCGAAGTCTGTTGGCTCCCATTGCGTAATCCTCCGCTCATCACTGAGTATATCGCCAAGTTGCTCAGAAAGTATAGCATCATTACTCTTCAAAGTCACCCACTGTGCATACGAA